AAAAGTAGCCACCCATACTCGCCAATTAAACTCTCTAAAAAATTCTCTACATTTTCTTTATCTATTTGACCCGGAGATAAATTAGTTAGATTAGTAGCTAAGTTTACCACTTCGGGAGCTATTTCTGAAATCTCGTTCATAACTTTCTTTTATATATTACACTTTTTTGAGTGTAAAATGATAGTGATGCCAAAAGTAAAGAGCACGGGGGATTTTGAATCCCTCGAAGTTACGGACGGAAGGGTTAAGATTCACCAACGAGACCCAATTAAACCTAAGGATAACTTTTACATAGAAGAGCTCCCTTGGACAGATAAGCAAAAACGCTTTATAGAAATTTCGCAGGATAAAAACACAAGACTTATTTTATGCAAAGGCCCGGCAGGGAGCTCCAAAACTTTAACTGCGGTTTATTCAGCTTTAAATTTATTAAATACTTCTAAAGTGTCAGATGTTATATACATGCGTTCCGCTGTAGAAAGCTCCGATTCCCGATTAGGTTTTCTCCCCGGGGATGCAGATGAAAAACTTCATTATTATAATTTACCTTTTATGGATAAATTAGACGAGTTATTGAGTGAAGATACTGTTAAAAAACTACAAAAAGAAAAAAGAGTCTCTATTCACCCAGTCAACTTCGCTAGAGGCATGAGCTGGAATGGCAAAGCTATCCTGATGGACGAGGCTCAGAATAGTTCATTCAGGGAAATAGTAACCGTGCTAACGAGAATAGGAAAGTATTCGAGATGCATTATAATGGCCGACCCTATGCAAACCGACCTTAAGAACGGAAATCGTGGAGGATTCGTAAAACTTTATAATGTTTTCGATAATCAAGAAAGTCGAGATATGGGCGTACACACTTTCGAGTTTAGCGAAGAAGATATCGTTCGGTCAGAATTGACCAAATTTATTGTCTCTAAACTGGCGGAATGTGATACTATTTAATCTGTTTATTAATTAAACCAGCTAAAACTGAGGAGAATTTTCTAACTTCTCTTTCTGTCTTATCCCAAAAAAAGGCATGAGTAACTTCTTCAATTAGAGTGCTCATTTTCCGTCTTTTTTTAAGTTTTGGGTCTACTAGAATTTTAGGGTTATCTGCCTCCGGGGAATAACATAAACCGTCAGCGTTGTAAGTGTGGTGAGGTTTTTTCCATATCAATTCGTATTCTATTCCGTCTGAAGTTTTGAATTTGACATTTTCCATATCCATATAAGTATACACTTTTTTTGAAAAACCTATATTTTTTAATATTATATTAAGTGTAATTGCTAACATGAAACTCTATTGCCCTACTTGTGGATCAGGAACAGAATATTCACTTCATAAGCCTAAATTTTGCGGATCTTGCGGAGAGTCTTTTTCTAGCATTGGCAAGATAACCGCTAAAAAAGTCTTTAAGACTCAAAATTCTCCGTCCATCAAGCAAGTCATTGAAAGAGAAGAAGAAGAGGAAGAAGAGTTTGTTGCTCCAGTTATAAATCACTTAGATTTTGAAATGCAAGGATCAGATACTATGAATTCATATAAAATACAAGATATTGTAGGCTCTCACCCTAACGCCTTAGAGGACGGCTACGAAAGGGAAAAAGACACCAGTTATTCCAAAGAAACTATTACTCAAGATTTCTTGAGGGACGCTGGATCATCTCGTCGTTCTAATGCCGAAACGTAAACCTCAATTTGAAGATTATATTGAACAAATAGATATAGAAATAAAAAAAAGAAAATCTAAATGGAACTTAACCGCTCTTTCTTGGATGGACTTTGATGATGTTTCTCAAATTCTAAGAATTCATATTTTTAAAAAATGGCATCTTTACGATACAAAGAAGCCCCTCAACCCGTGGATTAACAGGATAATATCCAATCAAATAAAAAATCTGATTCGTAATAATTACGGAAATTACTGCCGCCCTTGCCTGAAATGCGCAGCAGCTGAATCAGGAGATTTATGCTACATTTATGGAAGACAATCAGAGTCTTGTCCCCTTTTTGCTAACTGGGTTCGTACAAAAAAACAAGCTTACGATGCTAAACTTCCCGTGTCCATAAATGATCATTCTAATGAGCTTAATGCCGCAGAGTATAATGATATTGATATAATATCCTTAATGAATAAATTAAACTCAAAAATGAAAGAAATTTTAAAACCTGCCGAATGGAAAATATACAAAGCGTTATACATTGATAATATGTCAGAGGAAGACGCTGCTAGTTTAATGGGCTATAAAACTAACGAAAAGAATAGAGTTCCGGGATACAAGCAAATAAAAAATGTCAAGAAAGCCATCATACAAAAAGTTAAAAAAGTTATATCTAATGGGGAGGTAGAAATACCATGAGCAATAAAAATATAAAATTAAGCGAAGACCAACAATTAGCAATCCTAGAAGAATGGAACAAGCAGAAAGATGGAGCCCCTCATTTAAAAGAACTAATAGAATTGGTATTTGGAGACATCCCCGAAGAGAAAAGAGACGGAAGAAGTGTTTATGGGAGAGCGGTTAAAAAATTTCTAGCTGAGAAGAGTCTAGAAGCTAAAGTCTCACACAAATATTACCCTAAAGAGAAGGTACAATTAACAGACGACCAAAAAGAATTTATCTCAAACAACTGCTCCGCGATGAAGCCTATGGATATTACTCGGCTTCTTTTCGATGACAATAAGATATCAGCTTTAGACTTAAGATACAAAGTTGTAGTGGATTTTATAAATTCGATACCGAACCAAATAAAATACTCTGATACTAGTGAAGAAATCTCAGTAGAGGGAGGTTATGCTCCCCCAAAGTCAGAGTCGCGAGCCTTAGTAAGAGTTAATAAGTATGTCCACAATGGAATAGATAAAGAAAAAATTACAGCCAAAATAAAAAAGAATTTATCTACTCTTATAGCCTATATGCATACATTTAGATTCCTTCATCAGATTAGTACTTACAGTATAGAAACAGATAGAGAGCTTTTCGAGAGCAGTTTTGTGAGATACACATGGGATAAGTCTGATCTTTCTCAGGAAGAAGTAGATCAGTATATTGTGCTTTCCGCCGAAGTGGTTATAGCTTCAAACATTCAACGTAGGGTAGAAAGGCTCCAAACCTTGCTTGACCAGAACGCTGAAGATACAGAAGGAAGAAGGATGGCGATGAGTTTAGTAGAAGCCATAAATACAGCTCAAACAGAGTATAATCAATGTGTTAATCGGCAGACTAAACTTCTTAACGAGCTTAAAGAGAAAAGAAGCCAAAGAATGAGCAAGGTACTTCAAGAATCTGCTTCTATTTTAAACCTCGTAGAACTTTGGAAAGACGAGGAGTCAAGGAATAAAATGATAAAGATAGCTGAGATACGAAAGAAAAATATATCATCTGAGATAGAAAGGTTAAGCTCTATGGAGGATATTAAATCTCGTATAATGGGTATAAGTGAAGAAGAGGTTTTGAATGGTTAAATGTCAAGAATGCGGAAAAGAATTCGATAAAGATAGAGGATTGCACCTTCATATCAAGGCTCATAAATTATCCATTGGTGACTATTATCATAAATATTACCCGCGTCTAGATAAACATACAAAAGAATTAATAAAGTTTAAAAATAAAGAACAGTATTTTTCTTCAGATTTTAATAATAAAAGAAATTTAAAAACTTGGTTAAAAAGTATTTCCACTTTTGAAGCTCAGAAATATTGTAAAGATTTATTGTTGAAAAGAAAAAATGAAAAAGGCTTAGTTTACTCTCCCAGCGAAGTCGAGTTAAGGACCTTGCCAATGCCTCCTATACCTTTCTATCAAGAACTGTTTGGCGATTATTACAAACTGTGTGAAGATATAGGATACAAAAACAAATTTAAAAAAGCCCCTGTTAGAAAAAATTATAAAGAAACTTTTAGTAAAGATCATCTTATTTACATAGACTCGCGAGAGCAAAACCCTTTGGATATAAATGATTTTCCCACTGAAGTAAAAGGGTTAAAATTTGGAGACTACTGCTTGAATGATAAAGAAAAAACCCGTAATACCTACATTGAAAGAAAATCTGTCCCCGACCTTATAGGAACCCTAAGCTCAGGTCTCGAAAGATTTAAAAACGAGATAAATAGAGCCGCAGAAGAGAAAGCTTATATGGTGGTTTTAGTTGAGAGAAAGCTTTCCGATTGCTTAGCCTTCAACCGACTCAAACATGTTTATAAAAAAAATACTAGGGTTACTCCCGATTTTATCTTTCATAATGTTAGAGATTTAATTCAAGAGTTTTCCCACATACAATTTCTTTTTGTAAATGGGAGAGATGAGTGCGTAAGGATAGTGAAAAAACTTTTACTTTCAGACGCTTTAAAA